ACGCGATGACGCAGCTTCTTTGCCCGACAGGCACAATCATCCCGTCGCTCTCAGGCACCGAGCCGGGGGATGGCTGGAAGCTCCTGAACGGGCAAACCCTGCTAAAGTTCGAATGGCCTGCGCTCTATGCCTGCCTTGCTGGCAATGTGGCAGAAACGCCCGACAGCTTCACGCTCCCCGATCTGCGCGGCAAAATGCTGATCGGGGAGGGTGGCGCGCCTGCGCTTGCGGCGTTTGCGATGGCTGGCGCACATCAGATCAGTCTGTCGGTCGATCAACTGCCTAGCCACAGCCATGGTGTTGCCGATCCGGGGCATGCTCACAGTTTTGCAGGCACGCCCCACAGCCATGGCATCACTGATCCTGGGCACGCACACACCGCCACGACGGTTCAGGCTGCACAGACCGCGACAGGCATCGACAAGGCGCAACCAGCGGCAGGCGCAACCACAACCGACACCACCGGCATTACAGTGGACGCGGCAACTGCAGGCGGCACGGTGGGTTCAAACACCACCGGCATAACCGTGCAAGCGGCTGGTTCCGGACAAGCCGTGCCGATCCTGCCGCCTGTTATGGCAATTCACTGGATGGTCCGCACATGATGAAAAGACAGCAGGCCCGCAAGCAGCGCCGCGCACAGGCGGTCCAACCGGCAGCGCAAACAATCAACCTGCCTCTGCCTCTTAGCGGGCTGTTTCAGGAAGCGCGCGCCGCCAAGGTGTCAAACCTCTTTGCCGCCGAACTGACGAACTGGCGCTCGACCGGCCTCAAGATGGTGCTGCGCCCCGGCATCGCGTGGCAAGGATCACCCGCGCCCGTGATCCAGCGCATCCCTTTCGAGTTTGGGGGGAATCCCAGATACATCGAACTGCGTGCATCGCAGGCCAGTTGCGGGGCGGTAACGCACACACGGATGTTTGCTGGCAACGCCTCATGGGGGGAAATCAGCTCTAACGTGATCATTGCCGACGGTTATGGCGACCCCGTGCGCTTCAATGGAACCGCCTTCACGACCTGCAGCTTTTCGACAGTGACAGGTGCTGACCCGGCCAAGTTTGACGGCATGATCGTTCACCACGACCGCATATACTTCTGGAAAACCAACGGCGCGCTTGAATTCTATTACGGCGATGTCGGGGCGGTGACGGGCGGCCTTGCCCGCTTTCCGCTGGACCGTCTCGGCAATATCCGTGGCTCGATTGCGGCCATGGTATCGCTGACGGTTGATGCCGGCCACGGTATGAATGACATGCTGTGCATCGTCACCACCACCGGCCAGCTCGTGCTTTATGAAGGCCTGAACCCCGGCGATTCCTCAGACTGGCGTTTGACTGGCCGCGTGCAGGCTGCGCGCCCCGTTTCGCGCAATGCCTTTGTCGAGGTCGGATCAGATGCGTGGATGCTCACTCCGCTTGGTGTGGTGTCCATCGGCGAGTCCATCCGCAATTCGGTGCTGGCGCTGTCATCTGACATCTCGGCCCCCATCGGTCAGGAAATCGAGGATCTTGTCGCCACCGGCACAGGCACTTGGAAGATGTTCTTGGCCGGTGATGGTTCCATGATTGTGATCAGTCGCGCGGTCGGGCTGACGGCCAAACAGTTCATCTACTACACCAAGAGCAAGTCGTGGGCGGCGGCTGACATGCCCGTGCGCGACTGGCACAATCTGTCTGGCATGCCGCAATGCACTGGCTTTGATGGTCGCATCGGCACCTTGAAACATAAGGATAGTGGCGAGGCGATCACGGCGCGTTGGGTCAGCTCTTGGTTTGAAACTGGCCGCGAAGTTTCGGTGACGTTTCTGCAGCCGGTGATCCGTGCAGAAGGGCCCTTAACCGTGCGTGTGGTGGTGCTGTCTGATAACAACGACACCGCCACCGATATTGCCGAATCCGAGCAGACCGTAACGCTCGAACCCGAAGAGGATGACGGCGGGGTGGTGACGCTTCTGGACCAGATCGGTTGCGATGCGGTCGGCTCAACCTTCCAGATAACGATTGAGGTCACAGCGACATGGGCGGAAATCATCAGCCTGAAAGCGGGCATCGCCTGACACGTTTGGGCGCTGTCGTTTATGGCAAGGATGCAAGCGTAGCGCGCTGGGTTGGCCTTTCAATTCCGGGTTATATGCCGTCATTTGGCGCAAAGGCTCTTGGCGTCATCAAGGGTGGCGAGCTGGTGGCCGGCGTCGTCTATGAACGGTGCAACGGCTTCCATTGTGAGGTGTCCATCAGCGCACGCGAAGGCTCTGGCTGGGCGGATCGGCGCACCCTCTTTGCCTTGTTCCATTACCCCTTCGTCCAACTCGGCTGTCTCGCTCTGACGGTTACGGTTCCGCTGTCCAACCTGAAATCCCTGAACCTTGCGACCAAGCTCGGCTTTGCCCGCATTGCCCTTATTCCGCACGCCGCACATGACGGCACTCCGCTGGTAGTCCTGCAGATGACACGCGACACCTGCATATGGATTGGAAATCATGGGAAAAGGCAGCAAAGCACCGGCCGCACCTGACGCCTATGAAACAGCCGCCGCAGAGGCGCAGTTCAACCGCCCCGACACGTATTCGCCAGCAGGTGGCGGTATCGTAAATGGCTTCACGGACCAGAATGGCAACTTTGTGCAGGCCGTGGCCCCGAAGGGTTCGCAATCCGCCGTCAAGACCATCGAAAGCCCGTGGGAAAAGTCGCTGCGCGAAATGCTGCAGCCTGCATCGACGGCGCTGACTGGCCGGATCATCGACGACAACATCACCAACATGCCGGATGCCGCACGCGTCGGTGATCGTGGCACGGTCGCGCAATCCATGTTCGACCGGAATATGTCGATGATGATGCCATCGATCGACAAGGCCAATTCGCGCCTGATCGAAAACCTGCAGGCGCGCGGGATTCCTGTTGGATCAGATGCGTTCAATGATGCTTACGGTGAGCAGACGCGGCAGACGCAGGACACAATTTCGCGGCTGGCACAGGACTCGGACATCAACGCTGGCAATGAGCAAAGCCGCCTGTTCGGGCTGGATTCCTCGGCGCGGTCTGGAGCCATATCTGAACTCGTTGCTGCAATGGGCGGCGGCTATAACCCGCCAAATAATTCGCCGTCTGGCAGCGTGCCGGGTGTCAACTATTCCGGTCTGGTCGGGCAGCAATACCAGAACCAGATGGCGCAGTATCAGCAGAACCAAGCGAACAAGAACGCGGGCATGAGCACGCTTGGCTCGGTGGCCGGTGCAATGCTGATGAAATGCACCGTCACGGCCAAAAATGTGGATGGCCCCGCGTCTGCACATGACGCGGCGGCTGCCGTCCTCGATCTGCCTATCCACACTTGGCGCTACAAGCCCGAAGCTGCGCCGGAAGGGTTTGGCACTGAGGTTCACATGGGGCCGATGGCAGAGGACTTCCAGCGCCTGACCGGCCTTGGCAATGGTCACACCATTTCCGTGGTGGACGCCTTCGGCGTGGTGCTGGCCGCCCTCAAGAGCGCCCTGATGCGTCTGGAAATTCTTGAGCGGGAGCGCAACGGGGAGGCGGTCAACTGATGGCAAAGTTTGGCTTTGGCATGGGCGCGGGCGCGCCCCGCACGACGAACAACGGATCACCCGGTGGTGTCCGACCTATGCCGCGCCCTGCCAACCTTGGCCAGCCCGCAGCAGTGGCAAGTAGTGGCATGGGCGGCTTTCTCGGCCCGAAGGGGTCAGAGGCGCGCTATGACATGGCGATGCAGCTTCTCGCCGCCGCCATGGGCTCGGCGCAGGGGGCAAATAGCCCGCTTCTGTCATTCATTGCGCCGATTGCCACCTCTGTGATCGGCGCGCGCGCAACCAAGGTGCGAGATGATGCGCGGGCGTCGGAAGTCTCCGCCATGACGGAAAGCATCCTTGGGCCGAATGGGCTGAACACCGAAGCACAGCAGGCGCTGGCGATTATGAACAACCCTGATGCGCCGGATTATCTCAAGAGCTTAGCGAAGTCGCGCTTTGACGCGGCAACCAAGCCCGCAGCATCGGCATCTCCACGCAAGCGGTCAGGTGGGGGCGGCACGCCCGGTAAGACCCGACCGCGCCTCTATGGCCCCGTTGTCGTAAAGGACGGCGTTGACGGGAAATACGATGGCACCGGCGTGTGGTGGCCGCTTGTCGGACCGGACGGTGCCGAGGCCGCAAGCCCTGCAGCGCCCGCACAAAATACCACCGACCCGCTCGGCCTCAAATCCAATGATCCCTTGGGAATCCGATAGATGACGCTCACGATCAATGATGTCCGCGCCAAGTTTCCCGACTATGGCGATCTGAGCGACGAGCAGCTCGCGGAGGCCCTGCACAAGAAATATTACGCCGACATGCCGCAGACGGATTTCTATTCCGCCATCGGCCTTGAACGCATGGACATCAAGGAAAGCCCGCGCCCGAAGCCGCGGCCCGCTGGTAACGGCCCTTCCGTTTCAACCGATGCGCCGGCCTTTGGTAGCATGCCTGCAGATCCCGCCATTGAGGCGCTTGCCAAGGCGATGGGTGCCGATGCCCCACCCGTGATCGGTGCGCCGCCGCAACTCGCCGCAGCTCCTGATGCCCCGCCCGTATCCGCCCCTGATGTTCTTGCCACAGCCTTTGGTGCCGGTCGGCAAGAGGACTTCCCGCCATCCAAGGCCCCTGATTTTCGCTCGCTCATGGATCAGGGTGTGGAGGCGGCGCTTGCCAATGGTGGCAATCTTGCGCCCGCTGCAGTTGCCCCCGATCCCTTCTCAGGCGAAGGTGCGCTTTCACTGTTGAAGCGCCGCGGGCAGCAGTTCGTGAAGGGTGCAACGGAAGT